ACTAACTTAATGGGGTAAATATCTTTGTAACTTTGGAATATGCGACATTCCGTTAACACCACAAATATAAAATAAATTATCCGTATATTTGCACAATCCGTTTGTTATTTGTCATATCATAGGATGGGGGGCTTCATTGCCCCCTTTTTATTGCGTTAAACATCACAACAATCCAAATGACACCACCCAACCCCACCATCGACATTCCGATGCACTGGGCCACATACGGGTGATGCACAATTAACCACCCGTAACCCAACCCACTCAATACAATACAGACAAGGGATAAAATAAACATTCTCATTTGCTTAGTTTTATTTGGATCGTGTCCTCGTTCTGAATGTACTGGGCGGGTGTTATTAATTCCCCGTCTGCACTAATCAACAAACCTTGGTTGGTTGTTTTATACGCATATTGGGCTTGTTTCTCCAACTCCTTCACCTGGTTCTTCAATTCAATTATCTCGGGTATATGGTCATAATTGTAACGACCCCCACCCGCTTTCTTTGTTATCTCATAACCTAAATACACTTGTCCGTGCCATTTTACCGCCTCGGTTAATGCCAATGGTTTCACCTGGTCTTGTAGTTCCTTAATGGCTTCCGCCATTTCCTTTAATTCAATGTGGAATTGTAGGGGGCAATAATTACCCCCTTCAACGCTTATCATTGTTTCCGCTAATTTTTGTATTGTTGTCATATCTTGTTTGTTAGAAAGGTAAATCGTTTGGATCGTAATTGGTTGACTTTGAGTTCTGCAAAGTATCAACACCATTGTTCACGAAATTCTCAAAAATTTGGGCATACGAAAGGATTTCATGGAGTTTAATATCACCATTGATAACAAGGTCACCCGCTACCTTTAACACACTCATACGCATGATGTGTTTGCCCGTCTCTGGGTCTTTGGCCTTTGGTGTGAATTGTTGTGTTGCCCCTGGTTGTGCCATTACGGGTGCAATCTTGTAATAAATGCGGTCTTTAAATGTTCTGTCCGTAATGGTGTAATCCGTTTCAACCCCTACACTAAACTTGGTTTGTGGGTTTGACTTACTCGCATACTCACCCGAATCGCCATTGGCAAAACTGATTTCAAATTTGTACAATGTGCCATACTGGCCATCGAATGATCCGTTGGCGGTTACATTGGTTACCGCACTTCTTTTTGTTTGTTCCATATTATTTTGTTTTTTAATGTGTAATTAAGTTGCTCTAAAATCTCAAATTGTTTTTCCATTGATAACCCGTTCCGCTTGAATTGAAATTTCCATGTGGTAACTGTTGCGTAGTTGGCGTGTAATAACTCCGCCAACTCTTTGTTTGACTTG